TACTAAATGTAAAGCAACACCATGCCATTGTTCAAATCCAGTTCCAGATGTACCAGCCATATTAGCTGATCCTTCTTTTACTAATTGTTTTGCTTGGTTTTCTAAAAGGACTGCAACGGTTGATTTCTCATTACCTCCTCTTAAACCTTCCATTAGGCCTGTTTTAGACCATTTGGTAATCAACGGCTTCACTTCGTCAGCACGATTTACATTACCCATGTTTTCAAATAAATTCATTTGTTTGTTTGTTTGGTTTTAGTTAAATTAAAATAATTATTTTTTGTTGTTATACTCAACTAGAGTTTTGAAACGACTGTAAACGCCATTGCTTTCTGAAATGATTTGGGTTTTCTTAGACGGAGCTGAAGCAAATCCTTCATTCATTTTTCTTTTTGGTGTTACTGTAGGTTTAGCTTTTTTGTTACTAACTGATTCAGATAATGTAGCATAAATTAATTTAGCTTCACGTACGTTTTTAGCACGATCAAAAGTTTCAATAATTTTTACTTTTTGTGTTTCAGTTAACTCACCTTTTCTAAACAACTTGTTAACATACAATAATTTTGCATTAAGTAAGTTTACTTCATTGATTTTAGTACGTAAGTACTTGATTACACCATAAGCTTCTTCTAGTTCTTCCATTTTCATCTTTCCTTCAGTTTCTTCTTCTTCCTCTTCTTCTTCCTCTTCTTCATCTTCTTCACGTAAAGCTGCAATAATTTCTTCTAAGTTGATTTCTTCATCCATCTCTCCATTCATGTCCATGTCATTTGCATCATCTGGTAATCCAGCTGGGTTGCGGTCGCCATGTTCACCTTCTTCAGTTCCATCAACTTCAAGTTCACGTAAAAGCTCTTCTAACTCTTTGTCATTAACATCTTCATCAGAATAATCTTCTTCAAACTCATCTTCATAAGAATAATCTTCTTCGGATTCATCTTCGTCAGAATAATCTTCTTCAGACTCATCTTCGTCAGAATAATCTTCTTCGTCTGATGGTGGTGGCATGTCATCTACTGGCATGTCTTCTTCCTCTTCTTCCATGTAACTGTTCATACCTTCATTTTCATCTTCGTCAGATGTAATTCCAGCCATTTTTTGCATTGCTTCCATTTGCTCTTGGTCTTCGTCAGAAACTGCTCCATCTTCCATACCATCTTTACCCATCTCTTCTTTAATCTTGTGAGATAGCATTGATTGTAGTTTTGGTGCAAAAGCTTCTTCCAAAGCGACCTTAGCATTAGCAAGAGCAGTTTCACGTACGGCTTTAGCGTCAGCGATTGCGTCTTTTAATAATTTGTTCATTTTGTTTTTTGATTTTTTTGACTACTGTCATATAGCTATTGAAAAAGCTATAATAAAATTCGGTTAATTAAGCACTATATAAAAGGATAGTGTATTTGAGTATAAATATACTGTTTATAACCAAAATATATTTTTTAAAAAAATATTTTATTTTTTTGTTTTAAAGAATCTTTTAACGCTTTCTGATATGTCGTCAAAGTTTACAAGTATGTCTACACCATCAGGTTGTGTGGTTACTATAATTCCTTTTTTATCAATACTTTTTACAACACCAGCATCACTTAAGAACTTTCCTGTGTTGTATCTTTTTACTTTATCAATATCAAACTTTATTGGAATACCTGCTGGTTTTTCTGCAACTGGGGCCGCTTCTCCTTCTTTTCCTTCTGCATCATCTACAGGAGCTGCATCATCTGCTGGTGCTGCGTCTGCTGCAGGAGCTTCGTCTCCACCTTTAGTAGGATTTGCAAATGGATTGTCTCCACCCTCTTCTTCAGCAGGAGGAGCTTCTTCTTCAGCTTCTTTTAAATACTGCTTGAATGACTTAGATATGCGATTCCAGTTTACTTTTTTAGTGGATTTCATAGTAACGTGATAATGTATGACCCATTTCTTCGTATAACGATTCTAATCTTTGTTGTAATTTACTAACTTCATTAACAGTTTTCATAAACTGCTCATTGTTAGATTTTAATGACTTCATATTACGTTTAACAGTCACTTCATCAAACCACTCTTCAGTTTCTTGTAATGCAATCTTTTCAGCATTTTCTACAATCTTATGAATTGCTGCAGCTGCTTCTTTCAACTCTTTTGTGCGATAGATTTTACTACCATATTCGTTAAAGCGCTCTACTTCAGCTAAGAATGCTGCTTTTTCGTTTAGTTCAACCTTTTGGTCAATACTTTCTTTAATTTTTGTTAGTTTCATGTTGTCTAGCTTGTTTAATCTTATTATTTAATAAAAGTGCTTTCGTCGTCAGACACACCTCTAAGTAGTGTACTATAATCGTTTAATTGCTTAATTACTAGTTCTATTCTTTTTTTTCTTTCTGTTGGATTTATTTCTCTTTTTAATCTCCACTCTTGTGATAGATATCCATCTATTCCTTTTTCGTCTTTTCCAAAAAGTATACTATTTAGTTTATCTTTTATTGAAAATTCACTATCACTTGCTTCTTTAACTACTCTTCTAACCTCTTCACGGATTATCTTTTTAAATTCTGTTGTTTTCATAATTACATTATTGATATTATATCACTAATAAGTGAGTTGATTTTTAAATATTTATTTGTTTGTGTGGTTGCTTTTACACCTTCATTAAGGTTATCCATAAAAGCTCCTTGAGTAGATGGATTAGATACTAGATCCCAGCATACAATTTCAAAATCATCTGCTACAACCACTTTACCTTCACCCAACTCTTTCACACTACCCATACCACGAGAACTAATCCCTAGTCTGATACCGGCTTTTAATAATTCTTTTGCAATGTTTCCTGATGGAGTTGCTAGTATTTCTATTTTACCCATTAAGTCATTACCATCCCACCATAAATCAACAACATTGTGACATACATTAGCTAAATTAACTACTGATGATTCTGGATGATCTAATTCTCCTAAAGCTCTTTTTTCAGCTACAAAAGTGTTTTTATATTTATTAGCTTCACGCTTTAATACGTCTAATGGATATTTTCTTTGATTTTGATTAAAAGAATTTCCTCTTTGCATTACACCACTAACAATCAATTTACCTTGATTTGAGCTGATTGATTCATTAATTTGTTCTGGTGTGAATTGTATTGAACCTATATAATCTACTATTACTTGTTTGTTCATGGTTTGAATGTTTGTGCTATGTTTTTAATAAGCTCTTCTTCTTGTTTAAGATTACCAAGTCTAACTTCTTTGTTCATGTCTTGGTACATAACCTCATCTTTAATACAATCTATGCCATACGGCTCTCCATCTATGTAAAAATCAAACTCATAGTTATCAGTACCTTTGTTGGTAGATGATACGTCTGCTGGATTAATTTGTATTCCAGCTTTATTGAATGATTTGATTAACTTTTCTTTTACTGATGATATAGCTAATTCTTTTAGATTTGCAAGTTTGTTAGCTTTTTTAGTTACTTCAGCTAAACGTCTACTGATTTTTAGAATAGCTTCGTTAGTGCGTTTCCAGTATTTTGTGTTGTCTAATTTAGACTCTTGTTTTAGTTTAATGCTATGATCTAATGATCTTGAAATTTCTCTCAGCATTTTACTAACCTCTAATATCTTGTTGTTAACTTTTTGTATTTCATTAGTATTTGCATCTTCTTTAAAGTTTTTATAACTTGCTTCGTGCAATTTAATAAAATGTGGCTTTTTAGTTGATGCTTTTATTGAGTATGCATATTGATCATCTTCTAGATCAATTGCATCTGTACCGTCACCATCTTCTTTACCAGTAAATGCTGCAGGAGTTAAATAACCAGGAACACCAGCAGTAGTACTGCCTTCTTTTCTTAGTTTGATAAATTGCTTTTTTGTATAAGCTTTTATCTCCTCTAATTCCTTTTTTGTTATTTTACTATTTAACATTTTTTAATTCTTTTAACAATTCATGGTAAAGTAGTAAAGATAATACATGCTCTTCTTTAATTGTTTTAATCTTTTCCAACTTAGTAAGCATGTTACACACTTCATTTAACTTGATAGTGGTAATTTTATCTTGTACTTTTGGTAAAACTTTCTTGATAGATATGCTTAGTGATTTGCTTTCTAATAGTATAAAGTCTCTTAAAGCTGTGGTATTGGATATATTGTTAATATATTCTTTTAGTATGTTCTTTTGTTTAATAGACAAATCATTATACTTCTCATTAAACTTATCAATCATTAATTTGTAAGCTAATAATCGTATTTCACCATCTTGTGATAGATAACTTTCAGTTCCTTTTTCTTCGTTTATTTTGCTCTTAGGCTTTCTAACTAAGTGTTCAAGTATTGTATAGCGACTTTGCACTACTTCAGATACTTTAGCAACGCTCACACCTTCAAACACTCTATAAGTGGATGCGTAAATTTTGTACTCACTAAGGTTAGTTTTAAAGAAATTAGTTAGATTATAGTGTTTTTTAATTTCACGAATCAACTTATACTTTTGCTCTTTTAATTGATTAGAGTTTAGCTTGTTGCGCAATTTAATTACAGTGTTAAGTAAGTAGTTTGCTTTTTCAGTATTGTTATACTTTTCCTTAAGTAAGGTTTGGTATAGCATAAGTTCTTTTGCTAATGCTGAATCAGCTTTAAAAAACTCCTTAATAATTGAAAGAGCTGGTGAAGATTCAACACCACTAATTGTGTCTGCTGCAACTTGACGTGACAGTAACTCAAACAGAATTGCTGTGTTTTTAATTTTGGAGTGTGTTGATTTTTTCATCTAGATATCTAACAATAAATATGCTGTGTGTTTGTTATTCCTCTGGTAAAATATTGTTTTCGTCTAATAAATTACCCTGTTCTTGATCTTTACTCTTTGTAAAAGTCTCAGTTAATGCTCTTTTTTTTAAAACACTCATGCTTCTTATCAAACTATCATAACTATCCAAGCTTTTTCTAGAACCTTCATACACCTTTCTAATAGCTTTATTACCTAATGGATCCCATCCTAAAGGATGTCCATGTGTTCCGTGTGTTCCAGGCTCAGGTGGTCTTCCAGCTCCTGGCCAACCTCCAATAGGTACTTCATTGTTTTTTTCATCATAGCCTCTTGGAATGCCACCATCTCCTTTATACAATGTTGCAATATCATGTGCTGTACCGAAT